TGCCAGGTACAGATAAAGATTGGCAAAAATATTGTAGATTTGGTACCCTAGAAAATTTCAGTTGAAACTTATTAGGGTGTAAGAAATTTGGATTAGATGGATTTCTTGTAAGTGCTGTCATAGTTAAGTATTTAGGCGTAAAAAAAGACCCACCTTTCGGTGGGTCTTTAAGGTTAGTCTCTTATTATTATAATTATTGTCGAGACTTTTAAAAATTACATCAGGTTGGCAATCTTCATTGCACGATAGTACAGGTTGGTTCTTGGGTTGATGGCACCAAGACCTTGAGCAGTACCTTCGGCAAATGGGTTAGCAACCAGGCCGTAACGTGTTTTGAAACCAATCTTCGGTTGGAAGTTGTTGGTGTCAACGGCACGGACCATTTGCAGAGGAACGTATGGGCAGTAGAACAGACCTGCGTCATAAGCGTTCGAACCCTTATAACCCATAACAGCAAACTCAGCGGTTGAGTTGGCAGCGAAATATGGATCGATGTAAACCTTGATGCGACCAAACAGCGTACCAGCGAATGTGTTGCCGGTGTCATCAACTGACAGGCTAACATTGCCACCTAAGGCTGATTGATAGTCGAGGATGCCAGCCATGGCCAGAGCAGAAGCAACGTCAGAAGAACAAATCATGACGTTACCTTTGCCGCGACGGGTGGTCTTGGCAATAACGTTGGCTTCACGCTCGAGTTGGAAAGCCAGACCCTTGATCTTCTCAACCATCCAGCGACCGTTGGAGTCGGTGTCAAGGTCGAAAGTACCAGCAGTCGTTGTACCAACTTGGGCACCAACTTTAGCAGAAGTATAGATTGTGCGAATAACTTCGCGGTTGATTTCAGCAAGAATTTCTGTTGACAGAATGTTAGCCAGTTCTGTTTCAGCATCCAGACCGTGGACAGCTTTCAGGTCTTGAGCCAGTTCCATCGAGTACTCAGCTTTCAGAGCACGTGATTTGGCAGTAACAGAAACTTTCTCAATTGAGAAGGCCATCTCGTTGAAGGTCAGATCTTCAGCAACTGAAGTAGCCATAGCACCGCCAGTAGCCATACCGTATGTGAATACGTTGCCTGAACCGGTTGCAGTGTTGGTGGCCAGAGAGATAGCGTCTGGTGTTGACTTGTCGCCAGAGAAACCGGTGTTGGCTTCGTTATAGAAGGCCTCAGCGGCACCAGCAGTAACGTTCTGTGAAGCATAGGTAGAACGCATTGCGAAAATCAGACCAGTAGGACCGGTCATTGGCTGAACGCCGCACAGATCATAAGCGATCAGGTTTGGCAGTGAACGGCGAACCAGAGAGATCAGGATTGGATCAAAGCCGGCAACTGGACCGCCAGCAGCTGAACCACCCGAGTAACCTGTGCCACCCAGTGAGTTAACTGGAGCTGTTTCTTGCAGAATAGCACCAGACTTTTGCATTTCTTGAGCAGAGTTCTCAAGAACAACAGCCGTAACGGCCTTACGATATGGGTCTTGAATAGGAGCCAGATCAGGATGATCGAGTACACCTTCCCATTTCTTTTGTAAATTTTCGGACAAATACATTTAAATCTCCTTAGTGTTTAAATTTTTGTTTTGGAAATCGCTTGCATTACCGAGGCAACATAAGGATCCGTAGAGGATTTTTTCTCTTGTGTCTCTTCGATAGTTTCATGCAATTGGGTTTCATCGGCTTTCTTCACGCCTGATGGGAAGTAATTCTCACGAATGGTTTCCAGTTTTGTCTGATACTCTTCCTCTGTGGAAAACTCAACACTCTCTGCGAGTGATTTGATTTTTTCAAACTGGGTTTCTGTGAGGCCTTCGCAAACAGTACGTGTGATTTCGACTTTACGGGACTCAACCAGAGATTTCTTGAGATCAATACCACGCTCAATCTCTTCGTTAAGTTTGCTTTCGAGTTCTTCAACTTTACCAGCAAGTTCATCAACCAGGTCAACTTTCTCAGATGGAACATCGATATAATGCTCAGCAAACAGATTACGCAGACCAGCAATAAACTCTTCCGTAATTTCGGCACGCAGACCGCTTTCAATAGCGATTTCATTTTCTTGTAACCACTGCTCAACAACGTAGTTGAGATAGTCATCAATCTTATTCGTCAAATCTTCTTTGATGGAAGTAACAGCTTCTTCCAGTTGCTCAGCATATTTGGCTTCAATTTGCTCTTCGATTTGAGCAACACGATCCATTACACGAGCTTCAAAAATTGTTGCAACTTTAGATTTGAAATCTTCTGAAATTGTAGAATCATCAGCAAACAAAGCATTGATATCTTCAGAGAGATCAATACTCTCTTCAGATTGCTCTTCTTCAGCAATGATTTCTTCAGCTTCAACTTCAGACTCTTCTTTCTTCATCTTCAGTTGTGTATCTGGTGATGCAGCAGAAGGCTTGGTCGAAGGTGCTGTAGCACTCTTTGCGCCTTTAGTTGCGTCAATTTTGTGCGAATCGTCATCCGGTTTCGCATTTTGTGGGGTTGGGCCACCAAGGTCTTGAGCCTCAGTACCAGGTAATTTTTCTGGTGACATTGCTGGAGCCTTGCTCTTACCGCCAGCAAGAATTTCAGCAGCCGCTTCCATTAGTTTATTTGTTGCCATTAGGAATCTCCTTATGATTTCTTATTTATAAAATTTAAAGTTTTCGTAGGTAATTTTCGAATAATTTTAGAGCAGCCTCTTCAATTTGACCTTTAGAAGCTCTCTGAATTACTTTCTTGGCTCTGTCAAAGTCTGCCTCAACAAACTTTCCTTCGACAAACATCCATTCTTTATTTTCCATGATGCCATTAACAAAAGCACCTGGTGCTGATGGATCAGCCACGATGTCAGCCGCTGTAGCCAACTTTAGATCATCTTGAACAAGATTATATCCTTCTTTAGTTTGAATAACCGAACCTAAGGCTCTTGAGGAAACTCCAAGGTTCACACCATTTTCGATCAGATTTTTGGCAATCTGACCATACGGTGTATCAAGCACTAAAGCTTTTCCATAAAATGTATTGCCGTCTTCTCTAAGAGAAACGATTTTATGAGAAACTCTTTCAAGATTAATTGATGGTGTGTCAGGATGCCCTAGTTCACCTAACGCACGATTTGTGTCAATAAATTCTTCTGTATATCTTTCGACCTCATTTCTCAGAGTGTCCATTTTGTACATACGATTGTTGCGATTAACAGTATCGCCAACTAAGAATGTACCTTCGATATACAGATTTTTCTTACCATTCTCAGCCGTTTCGGTAAGATACTTGACTTTTTCTATGGTTTCTGTAATAAGTTTCATGTTAGAAGTCCGTTAAAGCTGGTGAATAATTGGCAACTTTAGATACTGATAGAATCAGCGTACCATTCGAACCAGAGTTAGTTACGTAAATATTTGATGACGTTGAATTAGCAACAGAGATATCATATTGTGTTAGGGGCCAATCTACACCACCAGGTAAATCAAGCACTAATGTTCCGTTACCATCATCGCCTCTATAAACTGACCAAACGCCGTCTGATGCAGATAATACGCCAGTAATTGAAGCGTCAGTGATGGTTTCATCATCTGATGCTTGTAGATCTTCCAAATCAATTCTAGTTGCGCCAGTTCCAACAACTCGAATAACCGATTTGGATCTTTTATTGTTTACAATTTCGTATGCCATTTATTTTAGCCCCATTGCTGAACGTCTACGCATTGACATCTTTCTTTTCAATAACGAGCGACGTAGTTTAGCCCTTCTAGTTGTTTTCCATGACCGCTTTAACAAGCGAGCCTTTTTAATTCTTGTTGTTGCAGATATTCTTACAACACGATTACCTTTAATTCTATAACCTTTAATGCCTGAACGTTTGCGATTCTTTTGAACTACAATACGACCTTTGGCATTTCTTCTAATTCTACGGCGAATCTTTTGAATTCTACCTTGTTTGATAATGTTAGGACTACCTTCTTCTAACATATCTTCTACAACATAATTCTTTGCTTCACCTAAAATTCTAGAAGCAATTTCATTTAAACGAGAGAACAAATTTTCTTTTGCTTTCTCTAATTGTCCTTCTACTACTAAGTCAACAAACTTCATTTCTTTGCTTTACTAAATGCAAAGTCTGCCACTTTAACAAAGTGTGCAGGTGATTTATGAACCATGTCTGCTAACTTCTTTTTGTTCTCATCATTTACAGCTTTATGTACTTGCGTAATTGCCGATGCAGTAAAGTGGTCAACCTTTTTTGTTTGACCATTACCAAACTTAACTGTTTGTGCTTGTTTGCTATCTACAATCTTATGTAGTTGATCCATAACACCTTCTACGATCGTCTCTTCGGCTTGAATTACGGCATCTTCATTAGTGTAAGGAATCATAAAATTCTTATCTAATGTTTTGCTATAATATAAAGCAACTTTTGTTTTATCTGGAAATAACCTAATAGCTTTTCTTTTTAAAACAATTGTAAAAGGTGGATCACCTTTCATTACTTCTTCTTTAATATCTTCTTTGTCAGAAACATCTGGCGCATCTTGTGTCATAACAATACGATGAGCTCTTACTTTTTTACCTGAAGCAGAAACTTTATAATCAGAAGAATCAATAACACCTTCTTCTAATTCTTCTCTTACTGCTCTACGAGTTTGCATGAAGATTTGTTTATTATTTGAAAGTAAATCTACCATCTTATTAAAAAGATTTTGAAGAATCATTCTGTCGGCATTATTAAATACTGGTTTGTCTTCTTGCATCTTATCCAAAATTTTATGAATACGATTTAATTGTGATTTATTTGCAAGACCAGCACGAACCAACATATCAAACTTTTCATAGTTTGATGATTCTTCTTTAACGATAGATTTAAATTCGTTTAATAATTTCATTCTTCTGTTTGTGTTTCTTCTGCTTCAGATTCAATTTCTGTTTCAGATTCTACTTCTTGTTCTTTACCATTAAAAACTGTTGCCGACATTTCTTGTTTTTTGGTAGCAAGAGCATCAAAAGCTCTTTGTGATAAAATATCATTAAGCGTATCTTTAGCTGCAGCAGATTCGCCTGTACTCACTTGTGTAATAAATGTATCAATATCCACTTTTATCTCCTGTTATAATTTATTTATGCCTAAATTTTAAGACACTTTCAGATAAGGCATAACGAGAAACCTCATCATCTAATTGTGGCGTCATCGACTCCTGGGTGCCATCCTCTTGTGTGTTGTCTTCATTGGGATATTCGGCCGCTGAGGCACCTTGGCCTTGTGCGGCAACTGGCCCTTGAAGCTCTGGTGGGAGGGTTTCTCTTTCATTTTGCATCTCCTTATCCATTTGTTTAATTTCATCATCTCTCATTCGGAGAACATTCTTTTTAATAAATGCTTGTGAGTAATATCTACCAACATAAGGATCAACCATTGTTAATAGATTCAATCTTTCTCTCATTAACTCAACTTCACTTAATTCTGTAAAGTTATTATCTTTACGGTAAGTAAAGTAGATGCTTTCTTTAAAATTGTCCCACTCTTCTTGTGTACAAACACCTTTTAAAGCTAATTGAACACGCAAAGCATTATCAAAAATTTGTGAAAATTTATTACGAAGTCTGTCTATAAATCTCATAAACTTAACTTCATCTCTCGTAACTTCTGTTGAACGGCCAACACCAATTAAACCACCACCTTGTGGTTCTAAACGTGAGATTGGTACATTCAGAGATTGTAATAATTTTTGTCTGAAGTATTTAACATCTTCTAACTCACCTAAGTTTTGACCCGCAGGCAGAGTTGTAATTTCAGTACCTTTACCACCTTCACGCCGAGGCAACCAAAAATCTTCTAACATCGACATATGTTTACGGTCATCACGCAGTTCACCAGTTGATGCATCGTAAACCATTTTGTTTTTATACTTAATCATGATGTCACGAAGATATTGTTCCGCTTTACCTTTTGGTAAGTTACCAACATCGATATAAAAAATACGGCGTTCTGGTGCTCGCGATAAACGATAAATCACAACAGCATCTTCAATCATTCTTAACTGATTGAGTGGTTTAATTGCCTTGTGAAGATACGAAATAACAAATGTGTTTTTTGCATCCATCAGACCAGAGTTCACATTAATAATTGAATCTGGTGAAATACGAAGACCTGTGTTTACTTGAGCTGTATATGTTTGAGTTGTGGTACCTTTGTCATTATAAACATAGTATTCAGCAATAGACTGAATAATCATTGCACCAGTTTTTGGATCACGATCTTTTTTAATCTCACGTACCTTGCGAATTTTACGTGGATCAATATATCTTAATTCTTGAATACCATCTTTTGGATTTTTTTCATTTACCAAAACATGATAATAAATTCTACCATCAATATACCAACGTTTGAAAAGATCATCAGCAAGATTATTAAAGTTTAACATCTTTAAGAGCAATTCAAACTCTTCTCTAATTCTTTTCTTGATAGATTCTGGTTGTTTGAGTTTATCTAAATTGATATCAACAACAGTACCATCAACGTCATGTGTAATTGTTTCATTAACAATTTCATCAATGGCCATTTCTAATTCTGGATGATTAGCCATTTCACGGTAACGTGTAATAAGTTCTAATTCATTACGAACCGAACCTTCTAGGTCAACATATGTACCGTAGTGAGCGTTTTGTGTGATTGTTACGGCACCATCATCTAGTGCCTCGGTCGGAAGAGCAAACGAGGGCTGTTCAAGAGGCTGGTCTTGAACTATGTCTTTTTTGCCGAGAGTGAATCCGAAAAGTTTTATTGCCATTGTAGTTTCATCCTAAAAAATAAAAAGAATAGGGGATGAACCCCTATTCTTACACCACAGCGTCTTCTACTGATTCCCACCATTGGTAGGAAAGGGTTACAGTAAATTCCTCAATAGCGTCATTCGAACCCCAATCAACTTCAATTGGAGCAACATCAGTTGGAAATAATCCGATAAACTTATATTTTTTCAGGACATCGCCAGCTTTGCCATATTGACGAACTTCACCATCAACAGTATAACCTAATGGTGATTGAGCAACAGGATTTCTAACGTTCAATGAATGGCTATTAATGCCGTTCATCCATCTTTCGAAAGCGTTGCGAACAATAAAGTCTTCGTCATTAATAATATTGATAGTCCAATCAGGAAATGTTCTATTACCAACAAACTTTAATTCACGGCCAAAGTAGTTAACTGGCACAACACCAAGTGTAGAACCTGGTAATTGTGCGCTTCTGCACATGAATGTCAATTTTTGTTGTGCTGTTCCTGCCTGTGAAAATGCAGGAAACGGTAATGTCACCTCAAATAGATTTGGGCGAGCGCCGTCTCCTGTCATCTGAGAGCGGAACTGATTTACATTAAATGCCATTTTTTTCTCCTATCTCTCTTATTTATTAGAACCGTCCAACGATTTCATCAAATGCTACGCCTGTGCGAGCAGCAACGAAATTAAGTTGGATGAAGTTGATGGAACGAGCAGGCTTAATGTAAATGTCACCAATAAATTCGTTGCGATCGATGACTTCAGAAGTATTGTTTGTAGTATCACAAACGACACGGAAATCATAGATGCCACGGCGACCTTGAACATCACGCAAGAATGGTTCAACAAGATTTACAAACTGCGAACGTGTAAACTCATCGTTAAATTCAAATAACGAAGAACGAGCTGCTCTTGCAATAGTTTTTTCTAGTACAATAAACAGTCGGCGAACATTAATGCGATCAAATGCTGTTGGTTTTGCAAAGAAAGTTTTGTCACCGTAGAGAATCGTACCTTCGCCTGGGAAAGTAACGACAGGATTTACACCAATTTTATAAATGGTATCTCTTTCAGATTTTGTTGGGTTCCAAGAGAGTTTAATTACGTTTTTAATTTGTCCTCTATTTAAACCTGCTGGTGAGAACCAAGGATCTCTTTGGTTGTCTGTTCTCGCACATAGTCCAGCAACATCACCGTTTAATGGTACCCAACGATAAGTATCATTGTACTTATCATATTGATATTTCCATGCAGAATCCATCATAGCATATGTGCTTCTGTCGGTAAATGATGAAACAAAACTATTTAAGTCAGAAGCTTCATTTCCAGAATTATCAATGACATCACTTCTATTTGGCGAGAAGAAAACTACAACATCTTTTCTCGACTCGGCCAAAGACAATAAATGTGTTGTTACTGTTAGACCAAGTGTTTCTCCAGCTAAAATTAAAGAAACGTCAACAGAATCCGGATTTGCAAACAGATCGTAAGAAACATTTCTATTTGAATCTGAAGGATTCACACTAACTGCACCCGAAAGAGTATAATCAGTCTGAGCCATTTCATCATAAACTAAGTTGTCTGTCGCAAGACGACCCCAATTTGTAGTTTCTGATGGATGAGATCCCCACCAAATATATTTTGATTTGGAATTAATAACGTCTTTATAATAGTTTGATGAACCGTCATCTGTTTTTGCATCTGAAGCTTTAGACAAGAAAGAAAATTTCTCAATAACCGTACCTGCTGTACCAGAAATTTTTCCTGTTGTATCAATAACAACTAAGTGTAGTTCATCTCCAGCCGAATCACCATTAGAATTATTTCTACCAACATAATCTGAAGTTGTAGGATAACTATCAAAAGTATCTCTATATGTCCAAGTCGAAAGTAAATCTGTATTAGCATCACACATAGAAACTTTTAGTGAGTTGCCTATAATTCCTGGATATTTGGCAAAGAATACGTTTGAACCAGAACCAGAAGAATGATTTTCCAAATAATCTAATTCATTTTCTACCAATACGCCGGTTCCAGAAGTTGTAGCATTCAATGTTCCAGATCCAACTGAACGCACAACTCTTAAATCGTTTGAATATTGCAGAAAGTTTGCTGCTGTGAAAAAGCTAGTAAATGTATTAGCGTCTGGTTTACCAAATCTTTCCGCCAGTTGAACTTCATTATTAATTTGAATAATCTCATTAACTGGACCCCATTGAAAGTTGCCTGCAAATGCTCCAACAGTTGTTGAAACTGAAGGAACAACAGTTGTTAAGTCAACCTCTGATACATTCACGCCTGGCGATAGTTGAAATGCCATGTTTTAATCTCCTTTTTTTCAGGCTGAATAGTGCTTTTTTATCTTGTATTTATGTTTTTAAAAAGTTGAGGATGGATACCCTCTATTGGACACATAAGACCAACGGTCACCAGAGTTATCTTCAACATCTTCAATCCTACCATCGTCAAATATACCAACTGGTGCAATACTTTCTTCGATCAATAAGTTTTGTTCTTCAACTAACCGCCTACGGATATCGCTGTTTGTGTTCTCTTTAAAGAACGACTGTGCGGCCAACCAAGAAAACATCACCAATGTCATGGCCATATCGTCATGATTACCTTCTTCCGCCTTAAATGTATCTTTTTCTCTAGAAAAAGTATATAGTTCTAGAATGGTATCTTGGTCATTAATGATTAATTTATCAGATTCAACCATTGCTTTAAAGTTTGCACAACCAATTTTTTTAACAGAAACGGTCGTTCTAAGACCAAAAGAAACCGATCTTTTAAAACCTGCTGAAATTGATTGACCTTTAATATTATGGTGTTCCAGTTTAAAAATGTTGTCATATTCTAAATCGTGGTGTAAAATGTCAACGACTTGTTGGCCAATATTGTTCGTTTCTACTAATATAAAGGCCTCATTGTATTTCATACCAGTAGAATAAATCAGAGTTGGGTAGATAAGTGTTGGTATTTTATTGTTTCTATACTTTGCAACTTGTCTGTACGGTATTTCTGTAACATCAATAACTGAGAAAGCGGAATAGTCTAGACCCACACCTTCTGAACAGTCAACAGTAATTACATACATTCGGTCTTTTTGGGGATATTCGTAAATATCAAATCCATCACCCGATTCAATAGGTGTTTCATATGTTAATGATTTAAGTTTTGCAGCTGATATAAGTGTTGCAGTAGAACCAATAAACTCAGTTTCAAATTCTTGTCTAAACTGTTCTTCAGAAGTGTTTCGTATTGTTTCTTCTTTCCACTTCTCGTCTCTACCCGGCACCATTGACCAGTGAACTTCAACTGGTTTATATAAACTTCTTTTCTCTGTGGCATCTTTCCACATTTTATAGAAAAGATTCAAACCATTTGGTGTCGAAACAATAATAACTTTTGTGGACTGGCCAGAAGAAATAACTGGGTAAGTAGACGTAAAGAATTCTTCTGCGATGTTATTTGGTACGAACGCAAATTCGTCTAAGAACACTAGGTTATATGTACCACCTCGAACACCAGCTCCTGATGTTGCATAGGCATAGATTTTAGATTTGTTTTCGAGTTCAATGTTACCTCTATTCCAAACTAAAATGCCTTGTTGCATCCAAGTTGGTAGATATTCATAGGCATATTGAACACGACCTAGAATCTCACGGGCAAGTGAACCTTTGTTAGCTAGAATGGCAATAGAATAGTTATCGTTGAACAAAACAGACCACAACATGTATCCAACCGTCGTGGTTGTCTTTCCAACCTGTCGTGGCATCTTTGCGATACAGAAACGATTCTCATGGAAATCTCGCACCATATCTTCTTGGAACGGCCACATTTCAAAAGGCACAAGGCCTTTATCTACGTTAACAATCTTAACGTAGTTCTTAATAAAATATACCGGATCTTCCATACACTTAGCAATTTCAATTAATTGCTCCTGTGTATAAGATATTTCTGTACCAGGTTTTTTTAGACTGGCATTACCAAGATAACCCTCATCAGCCATTTTTATTTACTGGTGCTCTTCAGCATCCATCCATGTTTATTATGTGCGTCAATTCTACCTGCAATATAATCTGCAAGGCCTTGTTTGTCAAATTCGTTTGCTAATTTGAAAGCAACATTTAATGTATTTAAAAGTTTATCGTTATCTTCAGCAAGCTTACGAATCATATCTATTGCTGTTGGAATTGTCGTGTCACATTCAATCTCACTTAATTCCATATAACGTGTAAATGAACCAGGAGCATAAGCACCTAGTGTACGTATTTCTTCTGCTATTGCATCTGTCGCAGCATAAACTTCTCCATAAAGATCACCTAAAAAATCGTGATATTGTGGAAAATTTGGACCTTCCACATTCCAATGATAGTAATTTGCTTTGAGTTGAAAGGCGTAAGTTTCGGCTAAAACTTTACGCATAATTTCTATTAATGTTTCCATTACTTGTTTGCCTTAATCATGTTAATTAAATCTGCGGTAGAACCAACAAATACCGCCTTGTCAATCTTAACATCAGAACTTTGTTTTGGTTCCAAATCTCTTTTTCTTTTTTGTATTTCTAATAAATCTTTATTCATATCTGCCAAATTTTTAAGCATGTTTGCAGCAACTTCATATGCTCTTGGATGTTCAGATTCTTTTGCGACATGCAAGAGATTATCCATGGCAATATTACCTTTATCTATAAGACCACGGATATTCTCTCTTGCAAACTCAGCATCATCATGAATTGGATTTGTAATCTCAACCACTTCAGTTCTCTGAGTAAATTCAACAGGTTCAATGTCAAGTACTTCAGACAACTTTTCATCAATTTTTTTCATTCAATTAACCCCAAGTACCGCCAGTGAAATTAATATATCTCCAAATATCTGTTGTACCGTCATATGTACCAACACAACGATAAATTTTATCATTATCAATAGAAATTAAACCGGCCACATCACCTGGATCGCCTTTAGATGTTAATGGTACTGGTGTGTGCCATTGTAAAACAACACCATCAACGTTTAAAATGCCAGTTACAGTTAAATTATTTGCAGTAACAGTATTTGAAGAAATGACATTAACGCCTACTAAATTATTTGCAGTAATTGTATTCGCACCAGAAATATTACCTGGAACGGTCAATGTACCGTCTGTATTTGCAAGAGTTACATAATAAGATTGTGCATTGAATTGTACATTACCTCCATCATTACCAAGTCTTGTATCATTTGCTCTTAAATTTAAAAATCCTGAACCTTCGCCATCTAATGAATTAAAAGAATCACAAGTAACTGTTCCGCCCTCTTGAACTATTAACGAAGAAACGTTGGCTTCTGCTGTGCCGTCAAATAAACTGTTAGCAACAGCTCTAGCAGTAGAATCAACGGAACTTGCAGCAGCACTATTGGCCGCAGCAAATGCAGCATTAGCATATGCGCCAGCAGAGTTGGCAGCCTGGAAAGACGCAGTACCATCATTCGTAACAAACGATAGTGTACCAGATCCGTCAGTTGCCAGAACTTGACCAGCAGAACCATCGGCAGATGGCAATATGAAAGCGATATTTGGAGAAATAGTATTGGCGGCAACCAATTCTATTTTACCAGAAGTATCTCCAAGAATTGTAACTTTAGACATTTAAAAATCCCCTTTTTATTTTATAATCCATTCTGAACCTGGAGATACGGTTACAGTTACTCCAGGAGATAAAACTGGGTCTATTGTAATTGCATTATAGCCCTCAGGTATAGTATAACTAGAATCTATGGTTGTACCACCAATAGGTTCTAATGTAAATTTTGCAGCAGTAGTAACTGCCGTAGAAATTGATCTCTCAATAACAGAATCTAATGAAGATAGTTTGATCTTCTTTGTTACTGCTGGTGAAGAACTATTATCTACAACAATTAAAATAATCTGATCTAAGTCATCAACAACATCAACTAATTGTAACTCAGATAGTTCTGTAATTTTTTTGTTTGCCATTATTCTTCTCTTATTGGTAATGAATTTTCTGTTGCAATCTTATAACCATCTTCAGTAATAATGTATGTGTATGCAAGTTCTTCGGCTCTTTGTTCTGAGAAACCAAACTCATCATCAGGTTCAGCCGTATCAGGATTTGGTGTTGTGACAAACTGTGTCACAAGATTATAAACAGTAGTGTTTGCTTCCAGGTATATATTGGTATTTGCTTGTCTGATAACTTTACCAGTACGCACAGCAGGCCAAATGTAACCTTTTGCGGTGAACTCTAAGTCCCATGTAATCAATCTTGTACTCATCATATCACCCTCATAGTCTGTTGTTGGTGTAACAGAGTTTAGAATGATTGGTAGATCGTACTTTTGGTCCATTGGCTGAATAAAGTCAACAGTCACAGTAAAATCTGGTGTAAAGAATGGTAAAATTTGTTCTAATATTTGTGTACCATCTTCTGTATTGCGAGTATAGATTGACAATGAAAAATCAAAGTTATATGGAACTGGCACATACTGAGCATTTAAAGATGTACTTGTATTTGCCGAAAAGTTTCTCATCGTTGAGATTTGTTTGCGGCCAGAATCGTAACTCATGCCGGTCATCTCAAAAGAAATTCTAGGTACAACTGTAGCAATAGATTTGGTTAAGTTAGGATCAGAAGTTATTCTCGTCATATATTTTTCTTTAGCGCCATATGATAATGGCACCTTGAAAATTTCTCTTGGTGATCCATTTGTATTGTACCGAACAATCTGAATGTCATTAAAGAGCGTACCAAAAGCCACTACAACTTTTCGTATTGTTCGGTTATAAAAGTGTTGTTGTCCTAACATTAATCGCCACCAAATGGATTTGTTTCGGTCCAATCTAGAATTAGATCGCCTTCTGTTTCTACTCTATTGTTATCTGCAATGTCTTCAAATACGGTATCAAATGTAACTTTATCATTTGCAGTTGTCATTGTCCATGTTGCACCACTTGTATTGCCTGTAATTGTACCTGCACCAAATGTTCCGTTTACATGAATGACATCAACATATCTACCTGCATTCCATGTATGAACTGTTGCGGTAGCTGTTGCGGTTGCTAAACTGGATCCTTGATATACAATTTCTTCTGGTTCAAATGTGCCAGAACCACCTGTGATACTTACTGTAAGTCTTGTCTTTGTATAGGCATCAAATGCTTGTTCATCAATTTCTGTAATGCCTGTTGAAATTAATTCATGTGAGAAGACATATTGTTTTAGTTTTAATGCATACACATAAACATTACCGCCACGGCCACGACCAAGAGAATAGAACATGGCTTGATCGTTCTCATGTTCGACAAAAGTAATCTCAAAAAAGTTTTTGAGCATTGGAATATAAACAAGGTCACCTTCTCTTGGTCGAGTTGGTGATGCATTTTCTGATGGTGTAATATCACCTAATCTTGGTTGATTAAAGTTTGTGGCACCAACAGTATATTTAAATCTACGGCGAGAAACGAGCAATTGAACTTCATCACGAATCTCTAAACCAAACTTAGAAATGAAATCGCCTTCGCCATCCATTCCTGTAACATTCTCAAGATACATTTCAATTGGATGTGCAGAACGATATTGTTTGAGTGTGTCTTCACCGTATAGATAATCTTCTGTGCCGTCACTTGACCGTGGCAGATAATAAACATCCATGCCATAGATGCCCATGGCTTCAATCACCAAATCTTCAACTAGAAGTTGTTCATTGGTGATCTGTTCTTGTGGAAACGGTTGGAAATAAAAGTTGGTAGCCACAGTTAACCCATTATGAAGTCTGATGGAAGAACATTGTATGATTGCATTTCTTCTTCAATCTTATCAATTTCTCTCTGTGCTTCCTCCATAATTCTTGGTCCATCTAATGTGACACCGCCAGGCATTTGTATGCCAGCAAACTTAGAAAGGTTAGTTCCCCATTGATACTTAATTAGAGCAGTACCATATCGTTTTAGAAATCTATCGTTCCAAACATCTGTCATTCCTGGTTTGCTGGCTGTTGCAGATGTAATATCAACAGCTGGCGCAGCAATCAACATTAACTCTGTTGGTGAATTAATACGATTAACTTGTAAATCGGTACCATTGATTGTAATGATATCACCTTCTACGAGTTCTTGGTCAAACTTTGTACCTGTGCCTGTAACTGTATTAGAAGTGTTTGTTGCGGTAAATGTACCAGTCAATGTTACGGAATCTGGATTCATTTTACGATAGCATTCGATGACAACATATTCACCAACTGTTGCATCTCTAGACCAATCAATATCTAAGAAAAGTCGGTTGTGATGTCGATTGAATCTGAATTGAGGAGTACCTGAGAAAAGAAGATTTAAAGTGCGAATGTGTTGCATGGTAATTTCATATGACACATACGAAACAGAAGTAAAGTCATAGAGATCATGCAAACGTAACTGATATCTCAGGTCAAACATATTGATTGATGAATTAGAATCATCAAACGGCATAACACCAATTACAAAAAGAACAGGATCAGGACAATAAATCCACTTACGATCAATGTCTTCTTGTGTAAATCGATGTTTCATGTAAATCTTCTCACAACCTTCAAAATGATAGTCGTGGAAGAATTGCAGTGCGTCATCGATGCGATCTTCTACTTGATCGTCATCTACGTTAATTTGAATTACTGGATGGCCTAAACGGCGAAGGCAGTAATCTTTGAATTCTTGTCTAGTAGCAGGTGCGGCCATAATAGTCCCATGTGAATGGACTATTTATACTAAATTAAATCTTTGTTTTTACTATAATACTATTTAAGTAATAGTCGTAATTGTCATTGTGGAATCACCTGTGGTATTAGTTAAACCACTTAAATGTTGTGATCCTCCAGAAGGAGCCCAACTGTGGTGTCTATATTCAAATGTAAGTGATTGGCTGGATACTGAAACTGTGGTGTAGTTGGCATAACTGATTCCACTCCAAGTTCCTGTATCGGAGCCGTCAGGATTAAGTTTATGAACTGTTACATATTTTGGTGTTGCTTCGTGTTTAACCAATGAATATATGTGTTGTCCTGTAGAAGTTGATGCCATTGACATTGGAACATCAACACTTGTTGTACTATATTTTCTTTGCCACTGTATAACAAAAGAAGAATTTAATTTTACAATAATTACATCAGCATTTCTTTGCATAGAAATGTAGATATTTCCGTCACTATCAGTACATACTCCTCCAACATCTGATATAGCACCTGCACTGTCTGTAAATTTATAAGTTGAAGCGGAAGACCAAGTTGGCGTTATTTTTATTAAATATGCATGGCCGTTTACCGGATCATGACCTGAAGCATATGTATACTTTGATGCATCTACATGAATTTTGTTCCATTTAAAATTATTTAAATTTGAAACTCCAAATGACACGGCTGGATTTGAACCGTTAGCAAGTAAAAAAGGAGATGCTGGTGTAGGATAAGCTCCGTATAATCTAACTAAAAATCCTTTAAAATTATTTTGATTTGGGTCATACGCATTATAAGATTTACCGCATATTGCAATATATCCATCTTTATATGATGCAGCATCAAATATCCAATGTTTGTCACCATATGCTGTTGAACATTCATAATTATTTGAATAGTGTCGAGCGTATGTTGCTATATTAAGCGATCCGTTTGCAGCATTTAATTTGTAATGTATTGGAACCATAGATCGTTGAGTGGTACCACCAAACAATGTTCTTCCATTTACTAGATCAAAAACATTAACACAATCTTCTGCTGCGCCATTATGTACAACAACCATACCTTCATCACCTTGGCTACCATATGTTGAATGATAATAAGCTAATTTGCTAGCAAAAAGAACTGCTCCGGTATTAGCATTTAATTTAAAAACTGAAGTGTCCATATCATCATAAACTGAACTTGTATTTGAACCTAATGATCCCGTATAATATATGGCATTATTTGCATAATTTAAACTGTAACCTAAGTATTGATTTCTTGATGATTCTGTGTTAATTTGTTTTTGCCAACGAGTTGAACCTTCTTTGGTTAAACTTAAAACGCCAGTATTATTTGATGATCCATTTCCACCAAGCCCACTACCTTTTGTAGCTATTGCAACATAAACATTATCACTATCATCAACAGTTAAATTTTCTGCATATGTATCATAACTTGCAGTAGATATTTTTCTAATCCATGTAGATAATGTAGTTACTGTTAAACTAAAAGACCTTGTGGACTCTTGATTTTCTGCATCTGTTGCAACGACATCAAAATTGTATAAAGTGTCATTTGCAATACCTGTAACTGTACCATATACATAACCATTTGATAACAAAGTTACTCCATTTGGCAATGAAGATCCTAAAGCAAGTTGATATGTTGTTGCATATGTAGCATTTAAATTTAAATTGAATGCAACATCAAGCCTTTGATTTGTTAATGTTGTTCCTGTTATCCATAAAGGTTCAGATGAATATGTCAAACCATTAACATTAATTGCAGTACCACCATCTGTATTTACAACATAAAGATTATATGTAGCAGCGGACTTTGCAGGAACTTGTGCATGTAAAGTATTTGAGTCAATAAAAGTTACTGACGTTGCTGGTGTGCCTTCAATTAATAACTGAGCACCAGTTTTAAATCCTGTTCCATTAACAACAATATAACCACCACCAATATTTGCAGCAGTATCATCTAAAACATGGTAAGTTGAGTTTGCAATATCAACAGAAGTAATTTTAGGACCACCACCTTCAACGATTGTGGTTGCAACAGAAGATTCAATTTTAGGTAGAGTTACTGCATTATTTGCAAGTAACTCTGTGTCAACTGTACCTGAAGCGAGCAGTAATCTTTTGCGTGTCATTTGAAAGCCTTTTTTCTTTTATTTATTTCCAGAATTGTGGTGGTAATGTTTGTGGAGTTGGTGCCGCATTAAATGAAACCCTTGTTGGGAAATCAACTTCATATATTTGATTTAATTTTAACTCTATTGTTGTTGGAGAAACAGTAGAGATTACAAAATTTGTTTGTGCATTTTGTGAATCAACACTTTGCATTGTGATACTTGTAAATGTATTGAAGCTATTTGAAACATCTAAAGTTTCAATTGATGCAAATGTGATGTTTGTAACTGGAACATTAGTATAATTAAAACCCGCTGCGCTAACTTCGAGCTGAGTATTGCCGGCGCCGCCAACAAAATATACACCAATATCATCATCAATAATAGATGCTGGGTATGCTGTTTCTGTTATAGTGTAACCAACAACATTATTGACAGCTGTAATGATTACAACTTTTGTGTTATTGATATCGTAGTTTGTAATAGGATCAATAATTAAATTGGCAAGAGAGTTGCCATTTGTAATTGTTATTGTTCCGCTTGATGCACTGAATGTTGCTGCACCAGATACATCGTAATCTGTTTGATAAACCGCATTTCCTGTAACAGAAAATTGTATGGTTACATCGCCATCTGTAATTGCATTTGCACCATTTGCTCTAGAGAAAGAGTAAACGATATTGCTGGTACCATCTTCAGATGTAAAAGATGGAGAAACTTCTATCGATACAGTTGGGCCAGTTGCTTCTGGTACTGGTGCTGAAGCTAATGATAATACAATTTTTCCGGCAGTTGCACCATTACCAGCTGTTCCTCTATCACTATCTGACGCATTTCCTGGACTCGTACTGCTAGATCCATTATAGAGTGTAACATCGGTTACATATGTTGTACTATAATAACCTGAGCCACCACCACCACCAAAACCGCCAGCATCACCACCACCGCCACCGCCGCCATAATGGCCGCCGCCACCGCCGCCACCGCCTTGGTCACCAGCATCGTATATACCCATACCACCAGTATAGCCAGAAATTCCAGAAACCGAACCACCAGAATAACTATCTGTAGCACCAGATCCTCGGCCGCCGTTTGTTCCAGATCCAGACGAACCGGTTCTTCTAGAACCAACACCACCTGCACCAGCACTTACTTGTGTGCCTCCACCGCCGCCGGAACCTGGTGCAGTTGAACCATTTGTACCACCACCAGATCCACCTTGGCGGCCACTAGCGTCAGCTCCTGAACCACCACCACCACCGCCTGCAATCAGTACTTCTGTTGAACCTGCCCGTAAAACTCCTGAGGCAGCACCACCGCCGCCACCGCCTCTAGTACTACTTGCGCTTGTTCCTGGATTACCAACAAACAGTTGATATGTTACTCCATTCTCAAAAGATATTTTTCCAAAAGCTGCACCACCTGGACCACCACCATTACCAGTTGTGTAGTTACCACCACCAGCACCCCATATTTTTGTGTTAGCTGAGAAGTCTGCTGTTGGTGTAATTGTCCAAAGACCGCCAGATGGCAATACTAAGTCACCATCTGTACTTAAATTCCAGGTGGACTTTCCGCTAACTGAAGGTGATATGGTAAACGTTGACATTTATTAATCTGTCCAAACTTGAATAGGATTATCTGATGCTGGTGAAGGACCATCGAAATCATAATAAGAAACAAAGTCAATTGAATAGGTTAAATTTATATCTAACTGTACAGAATCGGTACTTATAGTTGTCATTGTATTCAAACTATTTGACACATCTAATGTTTCAATAGTAGCAAAAGTAATGTTTGTAACAGGAATAGAAGTAAAACTTAAATTTGCTACACTAAATTCTAACTGATTGTTTCCTGCACCACCAACTGGATAAACACCAATATCATCATCGTAAATGTAACCCGTAACGGCTGATGTTACAACAAGATAACCTGCGGTAGTATTAGCCGGTGTAATTGTTACGCTATCAACACCAAAATAAGAAATATTAGATGTACCTTCAATATCAGCATCTGGTGTTGGAATAATAATTAAGTTTGCATTTGCTGTTCCGTTTTGAATCGTAATTTGACCAGCAGATGAACTAAATGAATCTGCGCCTTCAACGGTATAATCAACGTTGTAAGTTGCATTACCACTCACAGCAAACGAAACTACATCAGTACCAGAAGTTACAGGTACTCCCGTGTCTGCACGATAGAACGTGAAGATTAAATTTGATGATGCGTTTTCTAATACGCTTGTTGGAGAAACTGAGAGACTTATTCTTGGGCCTGGAGGCGGACCTAAAAACTCCGAATTTATTTGTGAAACTTCTGCATCTGATAGTCTGCGATCATAAGCCGCAAAATAAGAAATGTCACCCCAGTATTGACTATTACTGTTTACATCAGTATTGCCATTGTGATAAGCACCAATGACATAAAAACTATTATTGTATCGAGCATTAGAATTAGTTATAGTGCCTCTTTGTACACCATTAACATTTAGATCAAATGTATTTGGAGAATCATTATTTGACCAACGAACGACCCACAAATCAAAATCACTAGGATAACCTGGTAAAGATTGTTGAGAATAACCTGTACTGTAAAATCCAGATCCTTGGTCGTAGAGACCAATGTTCCATCCAGCCTCTTGAATAATAACTTGGTGATCTTCGCTCCAACCTCTAGTCAAAGTTCTCCATGTAGAAGAGGAATTTAAAACTCTTGTATAAAGAACATATGTTACACCAGATGTTCCAGTTAATCCAGGAACATCACCAGCACCAGCACTTCTTTTGGCAGAACCATAACTGCCACTAAAGTTCATATATGGTATTGAACCCGTGGTCTGCCAAGCGCCGGCATTTATATTAAAGTTATTGGAATTTCCTGAAGTATCGTACCAAACTGATCCAGAACCAGGATAAGAAGAACTATTACTAGCGTCTAAAGCTAATTTAAGGCCAGAAGTTACATTATTAGTATATGACACGCATCAATCTCCATGTCATTGCATTAAAATGCCAATATTTAAACCGCGATTTCTTGTATCGCTTTCATTGTGAGTGCAGCTAAATTTATAATATCTTCTTCCAGAAACATAAAATACTTCGCCTGTTTGGTGGTTTTTTCCAGACAACAAAACTATTCCTTCTGGAATTTGCCACGCATTTCCTCTTAGGTGATTTCCTAACATAAAAGGATAAACTGCTGTAGATTGATTTCCATATCGATTGTATCTATCACTAATAAAACTTTCACTAGTACTATTTGGATACATCTTAATTAAATTATCATTAAAGTTATTATAAGAATCGCCTGTTGTTACTGTGATATCTTGAGAGGTTGATAACAGATTATTGAATCTTGATATATTTACACCTGGTTGATATTTGTGTAAATGTGCTTGTAAATAATATTGAGTGTTGTCACCATTTCCCATTCCAGATAAACCAATCATCGGAACAGCATCAGAATTTGGATAACCATGAACAATAGAAGCAGAAGCATTACCAACATACCAAAAAGTTCTATTTGTAACACAGCCAACAAATATGAAAGATTGATTTACTGAAATAACCCATCTTTTTCCAGCAACAGTGCCCCATTGATCTATACTATCTCTTCTGTTTGGAGCCTCATTGCCGGCTTCACCCGCACCAAGAAAATTTAAGGGCCGAGCGTAATCAAAATTTCCATAAGTTGTAGCTTCAATATCACTTGTAGCAAAAGAACCTAAGAAACCAGAAAGATTTCCATGATTATTATACGTTGTACTATTTGTGCGAACAGCAAAACCTTTTCTATATGCAGGCTTATCTGCTTTGCCAGCTACAGGAGCATGAATTTCGGTCTTAGGTGTTTGTTCAGTTGGACCAGCATAAATTAATTTTTCTGTCCAACCTCCTGCACCAGTACTATATTCGTGATAGAAACTACAATAAGTGGATGTTGTTGCTTCTGCTTTTAATACATTATTACCAGTAGCAACTGCATTTAATATTTTAATAAATGTTTTTGTTCCACCTGTTCCGTCCGCTGTTGTAGGAACAAATTCAACAAACATTTATTAGGCTCCATTGATTGTAGTTGGTACCAAGTAACAAGCTGGATGTCCATAGTTAGTGCCAGCTACTGATTCAACGTTATTGCCGGTTCTATGCATTCTAACGACTCTATAACTTACACCTTGTATAGAAATCTCATCTCCGTTTTGACCAATGAAATCGGATGTTCTATAAAGATTAGGAATTTTTCCGTAACCATTACCTCTAGAGTTAGCCTGTGTTGTGTTTCCATATCCTGGAGTGCCTGGATAAAAATACACTGGCAATAGATAATTCTGTGAGTTACCAACAGAATCTCTTGTTGGATAAACCGCAGTAGCTGGTGTTGGCCAAATCATCGGATAAATGTATGTTGTTTCCGTTTGGTGACCATTTCTTCTGCCGTCAGCATGCCTATAAGCCGTTGAAGCACTTCCATCAAACATTCTACCCATAGTAATTCTGGCATCTTGTCGACCTTGATAAGTTTCTAAGGTTGGATATGTAGAAGTTGGCCAATATAAACCTCCAGCAATAATACTAAATCCAGGATAAAATTTATCATCAATACTTCTTGCCCAAGTATCTGCACCTGTAGCTTCATATTCTAACATTGCAGACGAACCACCAAAATTATTACTATCTTTAAAAGTAATAATTGTCCAATATTCCGATAAGAAGAAATTTAATTCGGCTGCACTTGTATATGGATTCAATTGAGAACCAACGTTTGTCGTGTAAACGCCGTTTTGTTCCCAATAACCATCAAAGTTGGTACCATTTGGTTCGTAAAAGTTAATACTTGTTGGATGGTCAGTAACTCTTGTTCGCCAAGAGAATACTGGACTGCCTCCGCTTATCTGGTTGGCTAATTGTAAGGCTCTTCTAGCACCAGTTACAGAATGGTGTTCTTTATAAAAAATAATTCTTGTTGGATTAGCATCATCACCACCAATTACTGTTGACATCGTAAGGGTGGATGGTTTAGATCCAACTTTTACACAATTGTTTATTGCAAAAGCAGCAGTAGGTAAAGCTGCGATTTCAGTAGTACCATTAATAACACCTACAATCCAATCAGCAACAGTTAGACCACTTACGGTAGTTCTGAGTGAATAATTATTATTTGTAAACGAAATTTTTACGTACATTTTTTATATTTCCTTTTAAAAACCTGTTTTTAAAGTGCTTTCCGCAGTTAAAATATGTTTGTTATTTTGGTCAACATCTACGACTAAGACCAACGTTTTGTCTAAGTGTTGAACGAAATGTAGTTGTGCATATTTATCGACCATTCTTCCTACCGCTGGAGAACCTTCTGCACTATACAAAGAGTAACTTTCTAATGTATCAATATCTATATTAAAATAATGTATCAAAAGTTCTTTTTCGTTCATTATAAATTTATCCCTCTAAGGTATATAGTATTGTCATATTTAGGTCTGATCCACCTGTAGATAACACATCTACCGTCAAATAGTCATCTTCTACCATACTAAATGGAACCAAACTTGTGGTTTTTGATTCGTTAGATAAAATGTCAAATGATCGGATTTGGCTGTCATTTTTCAATAAAGAAACTAAAACATTCGATGAACTTGTGGACACCAATCTTAGAGTTACGGATGTAGCTGTTAAGTTTGTTGGTGCATACCATCTAACAGTACCAGTTGTTGGCACTAAAGAACCGGTTTGAGTTAAACTTACGCTTCTTGTTGAGGTGGCACCAATTGCAGTATTTGCCCAAGTAAGGCTTGTGCCATCTTCAGCCAAAGCTAATACTTGATTTGCTGAACCATTCGTTGATGGTAATACTAAAGTAACGTTCTGAGTTACGGTATTTGGTGATCTGAGTGTTACGTATGTTGACGAATTTGCATTTTCAAATTTGATAGCATTTTCATTTGACAATACAAAGTCTGAACCTGCACCCTCTTCTGTTTGTACCTTTAATTGTCCACCAACATTCTGCAATACTAAACCTTGGACATTCAATGCTGTCGAAACTGTTAATGCGCCAGATGTGTTACTGACTATAATTCCGTCAATGTCAATGGAACCTGGTCCAACAAACACTGTATGTATTCTATTTGTAGAATTACCAATATTATAGGTGACATCTGATGTCGGTATAATATTGCCTGAAATTTCTACGTCACCACTAATTAAACCACCAGTTGTACTAAATCCAGAGTTAGCAGCATCAAATGCAGCCTGTACACCACCTGCAGCACTATTTGCGGCATCAAATGCAGCTTGAACTGAGTTTGTTAATCCATCTAAAATGGCTTCAGCATTTGTATAGATGAGTACAGTAACTTCATCATTTGCTGAACCGGCATTCGTAAGTATAATTGTACTGTTTGAAACCTCTTTAACATAGTCTGTTTGTGCAAGAAGAATACCATTTTGGTAAACATGAACAGTAGAGTTTGCCAGAACAACCATCGAAGCATTCGCCAGCACAGTTTGATTGGCTTCTAATACAAATTCAAATGTTTGTAAATCAGAAGTTAAGTATGATGGTGTTGCTTCAGTAATAATTGTAACATCAATTAATGAGTTAGCTGAAGGTGCTTCTGAGAATACTAAGTTGGCACCAGCAACATTATAAGATGCTTTACTTTGCATTACACCGTCAATAGAAACTAAAGTGTAATTTTCGCTAGTTGGTATTCTTGTAAGTGTAAATGTTGTACATGCATTGTCACCAGTAAAATTATCAACTGTAATTAATGCAGTTGAATTATTGACAACATATGTTGCACCTTGAGTAAATACTGTAACGTCAATATTTGAATTTGCTGGTGGTGCTTCTGTAAATGTTAATGTTGTTCCAGTAACATCATAAGAAGATTTTAATTGTAAGACACCATCAATTACAACAAATGTGTAATTTTCGTTTGCTGGTTGTGTTGATAAGGTAAATGTTGTACAAGCATTATCGCCAGCAAAATTATCAACGTTAATTGAGATTTGGAAATCTTGGTTTGCTTTATCGAACGCAGCATTTGCATGAGCATAAGCTAAAATGCCTGTTGTACCTTCAGCAGTATTAGCAGCATCAAATGCCGCCTGTGCTAAATCGGTTGCACTGTTTGCGGCATCAAATGCAGAGTTGGCTTGGTCTCTAACCCAAGTATCAACTGAATTGTTGGCTGCATCGAATGCGGATTGTGCGATTGAAGAAATGGTATTTACATATGATTCTGAAGCAATGTTTTCATATGTAATGCCATCATTCGTGAATGTCCATTTATCAGCAGTTTCATTCCAGATAACACCAACATTATTTTCTGTACCCCTATCGATCTCTATACCAGCATCAACAGATGGCGCAGCTGCTTGGTCTATACCAGCATTTAATGTGATGATGTTATCGCCAAGATTTACTGTCGTTGTATTGGCATAAGTTGTTTGACCAGTTACCGTTAAATTGCCAACAACATTTAAATCACCTGTAATTGTACCGCCAGTTTGTGGTAGTGCAGCGTTAGCAGTATCAAAAGCTGAGTCAGCAGTAACTTGAGCTGTATTGGCCGCATCAAATGCAGAGTTGGCTTGGTCTCTAACCCAAGTATCAACTGAATTATTTGCAGCCTCAAAAGCAGCGTCAGCGGTAATCTGTGCATTATTAGCGGCATCAAAAGCTAAGTCAGCTGTTGTTTGTGCAGTGTTCGCAGCATCAAATGATGAATTTGCTTGGTCTCTAACCCATGTATCTACTGCATTATTAGCAGCATCAAATGCCGCATCAGCAGTAATTTGTGCGGTATTAGCAGCATCATATGCGGCTTGTGCCAAATCACTAGCAGAATTGGCTGCATCGAATGCTAAATTGGCAGCATCAAATGAAGACTGGCTTAGTGTGTTAGAAGCATATTCGTCAGCGCCTTGCATCGTAGTAATCTCAATTGAAGCATTTGAAGCTGGTGCTTCAGAAAATACCACTGCATTTGCAGAAATGTTATAAGAAGACTTTAATTGTAAAACACCATCAATAACTACTGAAGTATAAATTTCATTTTTTGGAGTTGTTGATAGTGAGAATGTTGTACAAGCATTATCACCAGTGAAAGTATCTAATGTTAATACTACACCAACAGGTAAAGCTTCTTGTGAAATAAATGTGATGGCCTCAATGTTAACATTACCTGGTGCTTCAGAGAAAACGACACTTGAACCTACAACATTATATGCGGATTTGTGTTGTACTATACCATCTAAGGTGATAATTGTAAAATTTTCTTCAACTGGAATTGTTGACAATGTGAATGTTGTACATGCACCATCACCAGTGAATGAATCAACAGTCATTGAAACGCCAAAGGCAGAATTGATTAATGTTGATGCTGCATTAACGGCATCATAAGCTGAGTTGGCGTGATTATAAGAAGAGTTGGCTTGATCACGTACCCAATAATCCATTGAATTGTTGGCCGCATCGTAAGCAGCATTAGCATGATCATAAGCAGAATTTGCTTGGTCTCTAATCCAAGTATCTACAGCATTGTTAGCGGCCTCAAAAGCTGCATTAGCCGTATCAAAAGCAGCATTAGT